TGTTTGCAAAAATCGAATCTTATAGGTAAAATTTCATTTCTCTGTTGCCCGGGTGGCGAAATTGGTAGACGCACTAGCTTCAGGTGCTAGCGCCTTCACGGGCGTGCTGGTTCGAGTCCAGTCCCGGGCACCAGACCTACTTGTCATATCCCGTCAAGCCTCGGTTTTGCGGGATTTTTTGTTGTCCGTTTTGGCATATCTCGTTATATTCCGTTTTAGATAACGGAAATTTAACGGAAACGCTAACGGAAATTCTCGAGGCGGATATGGCAGGAATAAGAAAAACTCCGTGCGGCACGTATGAAGTTTACGGATACAGACTTCAGGCGGACGGAAACAAACAGCGATTCTCAAAAACATTTAAAACACGTTCTGAGGCAAAACGCTTTGCGGCTGAGTTAGACATTAGCGCAGAAGAACGCTCGTCCTCAATCACTCTGGCCGCGCTGATTGATGAATACATCAGCGAGGTTACTTCTCAGAAACGCTCAAAACGCACTGAAGAAATCCGACTGAGAAGGCTCCAGCGGGACAAACTGGGGACTAAAGCTCTATCGACCTTCACAAAGCGGACGATTGAAAACTACATTGAACGCCGCCTTAACGAGCGCGCTAAAAACAGAGACACGAATGTGCTCCCGTCCACGGTCAATCGGGAGCTGACAATTCTCTCTGACGTTTTTCAATTCGCTATTAAAAACGAACTTACAGATGTGAACCCGTGCCGAGGCGTGGAGAAACCACGGGAGCCAGAGCACCGCGAGAGAGTTGCTTCAGACGAGGATATAGAGAAACTTTTGCAGGCTTGCGGATGGGACGGGAAAACCGTGCCAAAGAACAAAATGCAGTTGGCCGTGGCAGCGTTCCTTTTTAGTTGCCAAACGGGAATGCGAGCTGGTGAGCTTTTAAAGATTGAATATTCTTGGTTAGGTGACAACGTGCTTCATGTGCCTGCTGAGGCTACAAAAACATTGTCAAGAAGAGACGTGGCCTTGTCTGCAAGAGCTCGGGAAATTCTTAAACTTGTTATGGAGCTCGAGTATGAACCACGTGTATTTGGCGGACTTAACGATCACAACAGGGATACGCTATTCCGGAAAGTGAGGGACAGAGCCGGTCTTGGTCCTGAGTACGATTCTCAAAACCGGCTGATAAAAGAGGGTCTGAATTTTCATGACGGCCGCGCAACTTTTGCGACGTGGGCCGCGAGCCCTGATCCAGAAACAGGGGCGCCCCGTTTAGATGTCCTGGCGCTTGCAAGACAAACGGGGCACAAAGATTTAAAGATGCTCCAAAGATATTACAGAGCGAGCGCTGAAGAAATTGCTAAGCGGCTGAAATAGCGAGCTTGGCTCGGGCGTGTCTTTTGTTTTCCATATAGTCATCAATGTCTTTTGTGTACCAACGGTCACGCCCATTCTCGGAAAAAGCATCAGGCTTAGGGAACTTCGGATCCTTCATTACTTCACGGGCGGCAGAAGAGCCAGGGGCAAAACCGATTCTCACCTCAACCTCAGGTTTGCTGAGTGTGAGTTTTGTTGTTTTCTGAACCAGCTTTTCTGCGATCTTGCTTGATAATTTGTCCGCCACCATATCTGACAATTTGTCATAGTCGATATCTGTCATTTTTGTACTCCCGATTTTTCAATTCTTCCAACTTCGCGGTGCACCTTTTCAAGGCAAATTCGATCAAATTCTTTTTTATCTTGCGGCGTGATTAACATTTGAAACTGCTCCAGCATGACGAAACAATCAGCCGCTTCCTCAATGATGTGCAACCATTTTTTGCGGCTTGGATTTTTCTTGTATTCGCCATAAGCGTCAGTCAACTCTTTGATCTCTTCGGGTACTTTCTTAAAAATCTGATGATCGTACCCGTAATGATCCATGATCTTAATCAGACAAGAGTACAACTCAACGGCGTCATACGGATTGTCCATTTTTTGCCTCTTTCTCAGCCTGACGCTCGACTAACTCCATAATGCAGTAATTGGCCATATCAGCAAGCGTATCTTCAATTTTTTCATCTTCGACTTGAGCCTGTTCACCGTTTTTCGTCAGCGTTTTAATGCGCTCCATTTTGTCCATCAAGCGGACAATGATCGCATTAGGTACCAACTCTCGAACCTTGGCGAATGAGTCGCCATAGTCTGCATTTTTCTTTCTGTAAATCTCGTTGAGGTGGTTACAAATAAACTTGTGAAACTGTACTTTGTCCATAATTTATCCCTATGAAAAAGGCCGCTACATGGCGGCCAACTGGTTGAGGATTTCTTCACGTTCGATCCGAAGATCAATGAGCTTCAAGCGGCGCTCAAGCTCGGAGCGGTTTTTGTTTCCGCCGCTCGTTGGAGGCGGGAATAAAGCTAAAGATGTTTGTTTCTCGGCCGTAGCTTGTGGCGCTTCGGTCAACACCTTGCGGCGAATACTTGCGGCCTTTTGCAATAATTCGGAGTATGTGAAAAATGGAGCGCGGGGAAATCGGTAGGAAACGTCAGGATCAGCTTCAAGTCTTTCGCTGTAGTATGAGCCGAGTTTGTGACGGCTGGAGCCCACATAGACGGCGGCCGTCACGTTGGTGCGAGATACGCAAACTTTAATGCCTGTACCGCCGCCGAGACAAATACTAATAGTTCTTTTGCCGTTGTTTCTCTGCCAAAAGTTTTTGATAACTTGATCTAGCTGGCTCTGTGATACGAATGTTTTAGGCAACATTTTTTAAACTCCAAACGTTCTTTGATTCAAAATTGATCTTGCAGTAGCGGGGATTTCGATAACCTGCCCGCTACTTTTTCCCTTTTCTTATTCCACATAGGCATACGGGAAGGACGCCTTCTCGCCGTTACAAGTTGAGTCGTAAAATTCGACGAAAAATTCTGTCTTGGGTTTACCGAAACCGACGCGATAACGGAAAGCGTATTTCTTGCGCTCCTTTTCGGTGAGTCCGAGCGCGGAATTAAAGAGGGTAGTTATTTGCTGATATTCTGAGTTAGTGTGCGGTGCCACAGTCTCCCCGCACATGACTATGAGCCTTGTACGCTTGGGGATATTTACTTTGAGGGATTCGTGTTCAACAACTGATCTACTGATAAACATTTTTCAATCCAATAAAGAAGCCCCGCTAGGGGGCTAGGTGAGGGGCCTTTTTGAGTACAGCGTTTTCTTTACTTTTGCCATGTGGTCGTAAGAAACCTGAAATCTCTGACGCCAAACAGTGTCTTCTTTGTAGAGTCTCTTAAGGGTTCTCAGCTCAATACATAACGACTCAACATAACAGAGTATGTAATCGTGATAGCGCTCGCTGACGATTACGCCTAGGAGGTTTTCATCATTGAAGTCAAGGCCATTTTCCAAAAAGCGGAGAATGCCTTGACCTCTGAAAAACTCGTTGGGTTCGGTATTCTCAGGGCTGTTAACATAGTCACAAAAGGCTGTTTGAAGCTCGTGTAAATCTTCGTTTGTATAGATGTACTCTTTCATGCCGAACGTCCTAAAGTCTTATTTCTTCATGGCCTTGTATTGCAAGGCCGCGACTCGGATAAAGCGTTTTGCCACTGACAATAATTCGTATGTTTCGCCGTTGAAAGCCGAGCTGAAAAACTCGTAAGTCTCAGGGTCGTTCTGCTCGTTCGGGACGATTTCCCACATACGCTTATTATTTTTAAAGAGGTATCCGATACGTGAACCATCAAGGAAAACCTTGTAGCATTCCTTTTGCTCGTGAACAAAATCAATCGCTAACATGGATAGGCTCACTTGATGTTTATGTTCAGGCGCTCTTCCAGGCGGGCCCCAGGGATGACAACGCCTTCCTTAAGCATTTCTTTGATCTTTGCTTTATCGGGCGAATATGTGACCTTCTCGGCGAAAAATTCGCGGGGTAGGTCGTTTTCTGAGTAAATCTCTGTTCCCTCAGATTTCCTAATTCCAACTGTCACAAGCGGTGTCTTGAGTCTCTTCGTATCAGACTGAATCATTTCTTTGAGGAGGGCCGCTTCAACTCGCTCATAGCGGATTGTTTCGCGCTCCAGGCGTTTTTTAAGGCGCGCCATTTGCTCCTTAATTTGGTTCTGCTCGGCCTGAATCTCAAGAAGGTACAAGGCCACGTTTTTGATAAATTCTTCAGACTGCTCCTTTTCCTGCGGCTGGAGCTCATTTAGGATTTCGTTGTCATTTTGTATGTCCTGTTCACCGTCCAAGGCGTCGAGCGGTGTGCGGAGCGCGGCGGGTATTTCATAAAGTTGCATGATTTTTAACTCCGAAAAAGGCCCGTTTTCGCGGGCCTATGTAGTGGTTAGAACGGAATATCCTCTTGATATGACTGCTCTTGCTGTGGTTGAGGTGCTTGAGCCTGATTGGAGCCGTCGTTTCGTTTGTCTATTAGTTGTAGGGAGTCGGCTAGGATTTCCGTTACGTATTGTGTTTTCCCGTCTTTTTCCCATTTGCGGGTACGAAGACGGCCTTCAATGTACACGCGGGAGCCTTTCTTTAGGTACTGTTGGGCGACTTCTGCTTGACGGTTGAATGTTGTGATTCTGTGCCATTCCGTCTCCTCACTGCGGCCGCCCTCAGTCTTTCTATATGATGTTGTGGCTACAGAAAAAGACGTTATCTGTAAGCCTCCGTCTGTAAATCTTGTATCGGGGTCTCTACCGAGATAGCCGAGAATTATTACCTTATTCACTGACATTAGTTAATTCCTGCTGGTTGTGGATGTTCGTGCTGATTGATTTCTGCGGAGCATTCCTCGGCACCGTGCTTGAGTTTTTCATGAAGTCCACTGTTCACAAGTGCCGTTTTCTCTTGCGGGGAGAGACTCATAAAGAAGCTTTTGTAATTTTCTATGCCGTCCATTGCCGCGCCCTTGGCCTTAGCCGATAAAGCCTCCATATCGACAAGTTTAGGTTGAGGGGGTCTAGGGGCCTGCTTCTTGGGAGCCTCGTATGCGTCTTTGCTCGCCGCTCTGCCGTCGTCGTCTTCGTCTCCGTAACTTAGGCCGAGGAAGGACACAAACGAATAACGGCGCGCATAGGTGACTGCACTTCCGAAGGCTTGCACTCCTTTTTGCGTTAGTCCTGTTGTGGTGACATAGAACACGCCTGAAGAAATGCTCTCACCGTTTTCGGATAGGAGAACAGTTTCAATGCCTACGCGGTCTTCATCCGTTGTGGTCTTTTGAATGATTGCCAAACCGTGTTTATTCAGGATGGGGAGAATCTTTTCGAGGCAATCGCTGATATTTGCATAGTTGTACCCGCGGCCATTGCTGAAGGTCGTTGCCTTGAGTGCCTGTGCAATGGGGGAGAACTCTTTTTGAGCGTCGATAAGACGCGAGTATATGTTCTGTGTCGCTGTCATTGTGTTATCCTTCGGTTCGAGAGGCGCGTTAGGTTCTGCGCCCCTCATTTGTTAGTTATGTCAAAATGGGATTTCATCCAGCTCGAAAGGTTTGAAATCCTGTTTTTTTATTGGTGTGTAATATCTGCGTTCGGCATCGTTTAGGTCGTCATCCGTCCACGCGGGGGCGGGTGGCGCCTTATCGAGCATTTCCCGCGCCTCAGCCCACGTTAGACCCGTGCTGTAATACTCTGCTTCATCAGGGTAGTCAGGAGGTTCAGGGAACACGAAGCGGCCCGCTTCCTCTTCACCCATCAGGAAATTTTTCAGTCTCGCCATAGGTTTTTCTCCTCTAAAAATTCGTCATACAGCTCGTCAAGCTCTGCTTGCTGTTCGCGTGTTAGATGATCGTCGGACAACTCCTCATACTTTTCTTCGCCGACTCTCGGCTCTAACCAGCTTTCCCAAAATTCCTCCCAAAGGGCCTCTTTTTCCTCATTCGCTTTGCAGTAGTCGTCGTACTGCGCGGTGGTGTCGTAATTCAGTGCTTGCATGATCTTCAGCCGATTAGAAGTGCTATGTAGATAACTAGGCCAAGCGCGCCTAACCCTGCTGTCAGGGCCCAAAAATTCTCTCCGTCCTCCGTTTTGAGTGTCAGCAGAAGGCCAAAACAGTAGGCTAGAAGCGTGAGCGCGCTAGTTATTAGCGCCAAGGTGGGGCCGTTCATTCCCTTCATATCTGTCCCCTTAAGTTGTTTTCTTGCTCGGGTACATATCTTCAAGAACGTCCGAGATTTTTTCTTGAAAGAAGCTGTCCGCGCATTCTCGGAAAAAATCTTTCACATCACGTTGGAGAACATCAACCGAGACGAAATCTTTCAAGTTGATGTTTACTGATTCTTTGCCTTCCAGGATTGCTCGGACAACTTCGCGGATGGAACTATTAAGTACGTGGTCAAGGTCATCAACTTTGTAGCTGAACAAGATGACCTCATCAACGGTCGATTCAAACAACTCTCTTTTTTCTTGCGGTAGCAGGTACATTTTTTAATCTCCTTTGTCTGTGGAAAAGACCACATTCAAAAGCTCCCCTAAGAGCAAAAATTGGAACTAACAAAATTGGTAAAGCCCGGGGAGCTTATGAATGGTCCTTGTTTTCGGGCAATAAAAAAGCCCGCCGAAGCGAGCTTGGAAATAAGTTGATTAGTGTTTAGTTGGTTATATTTTTGATATTTTTCAGAAAATCCTTTGTGTCCAAGAAGTAGTTCGGATAAGCTCTCTTAATGTCTTTTAAAGTTCCAGCGGACATCAGAACAACAGCCGTATCTAGATTATTTCTTGTCTCCAGTTCTTTTGCGTAATAAAAACTTTCTGCGTCCGATGGATCGTCAAACGCAGTCAATCGGACCTTTCCTTGGTTAGCAAACAATTGGATGACGTGATAACCCAAAAAATTTGGATTGGTTGTCTGAATGTGTCGTGTTGAGACTGCAATTCCTTCTAGCTTTCTAAGCACAGAAAGTTCATCTTCCAACTCTTTAAATTTAAAGATCAACTCGGATTTAGAGTTCCCTTTAAACTCATCTATCACAGGGCTCTCTTCTTGTATTGAAAAAAGAGCACTAGCAATTTTGAAGAATTTCTTTATTTTTTCATCCCCCTCGCCACTCTTCAGCGAACACTTCTCTAACATCCCGAGAGTTTCAACTGCCGTTGCCCAGGAGTGTTGTAATTTTGTCCTTATCTGTAATTCGATTCGCAAGTCATTAAATTTAGGATGTTTTACATTCCGGTACTTCACCACTTGATGAAGGCTTCTATATCCATCAGGTTTAGGCTCTTTGATGTAATCATTCGGAGGCAAAACAAGCTGATGCTTGAATTTACTGCTATTTAGTTCGCTGTAAAGTCTATTTATGTCGTGGATTGAATTTACTACTACTCTAATTCCTCCGATGTCTTGCATTCTATCGAGATCCATTGAAGGAAATCGCTCAAGTTTACTGATAATCGAAGGCGTTCGTTTCAATCTCTGGGCGACGATAGGAGAAGAAAAGTGTAGATCCTTAACCTTCTTTCTGAGAAATGCTTGAAGGGTGTTAATAGGTACAGCATGTGCAGTTCTCCAAGAGCTTAAAACTCTAAGAGCGGTTGCCTTCTCGTCTGTATCAGTAGGGCTAACTAAAGTCTTACCCGCTTTTCTGACAGAAGAACGTGATGGCACTGTGTAGCTATCAATCTCCATTACTTCCTCCTCTATGGTTTTTAGATTTTAACCTATGCTAATTACTGAACAACAGGCTTAAACCAGGATATGCCAAGATATGCCACGATATGTAGCAACTGTTTTTTGAGAAATTAAAACGCATTAGTTACGGAGACTGAACTGATTCAGCCTAAAACGCGCTTTAATTTATGAACTGTCTTAGCTTGAACGGCCCTACTAGTGAATGATCGCTCTTACTTTGTCGAAAACCCTATCTAATTATTGTTATCTCGGTTTTCGTACAGGGAGCTGGTTGGATCACGCTATGCCACATACGTACTTAGAAACTAACTTCTAGCCGCGTAGCGATTTACTCGCAGACTTTAACTTGTGCCACTTTCGCATTATCTCTGCCGCTGAAAAACTTTTCAGTCTTTCATGTTTAGGTGCAATTCACTTGCCGCCTGGTTGCTCCCTGGCTTTTCGGTTTACTCAGCTTTAGGAGCTCTTCCTTCCTGACAATCTTCAGAAGGACTGTTAAAGAACGATTGATTGATGTAAAAATATTATCACTGTGATAGCTTTTAAGCAAGCACGGTGATAAGAATTTTATTATCCCTGAGATAAGAGATAACCCGATATGTATTTTTTGGGCAACAAAAAAGCCGCTCGGAGGCGGCTCTATAGAGAACTAAATTAGTTTAATTTTTATCTGTGTTGCTAGGGTTCAGAAGGTATGTTGCTCCAGAATCGCTCGCGATGATTTTTGCCATCTTTGTTGAATCAAGAGTTATACAAATTAAATGATGTAAGGAAAGGAGTTTGTCCTGAAGGATGTTGTCATCTTCAAGTTGCTTAATATTTAGACCACACGCTTTTGCCTTTTCAAGATTTATATGTCTGTCGTGAGCTTTTGAATTTTTTGGTTGACCTAAGAGTTCAGAGACTTTCTTAATTTTTTCTTCTTGCTCCCCGGGTTTTAAATGTTTGAACATTCCATTTCGAAGGTTATTTTCTAAGATTTCCTGAGACCATTCTATTCCCCTCTTCATTTTTATTATGTCATCTGGTCCGAACTTATTCAGGACAGGAAGCCAGAGGGGAAGTCTGCTAGGGTCTCTAGTTATTTCTTCATGAATCATCTCAAATTGATCTAAAACTCCTGCCGCGGAAAAATTTCCAAATTGTGGATCCACAGGACCTATGGACGATTGGCGCCCCATCCATATTTCTTTGCATGCTGTTGCTATTAATGTTCCAGCAGACATGGCAATTTGAGGAACGAATGCTCGAATATCACCATCATAAAAAGAGACGAGATAATCAATAATGGATTCAGCCGCCCCGATGTTTCCGCCAGGAGTATGTAATACTAGATCTAAACCTTTCGATTTATCAGCCCCTTTACAGCAGTTCATTAATCCAGTTTTGTCTGTATCGGATATCTGGGTTGAATATGGAGGGAGTTCTGGGACTTGTAGCCACCCCGAATAGAAAACAATTACGTTTCTTTTGGTGTAATTAGAAAGATCAGTTATGTACTTTTTCCTAAGTACATCTAAATTGGAATTCACTTCAGATAAAATATCGGACCATCCAGGCATTCTCAGCTCCGATTCAATGAGGAAATACTCGAAGTCGCTCTAAAGGTAAAGCGAGGATTTTTTTGCATATAGGGTTTTGTGGATTCAATTACGCCACTATTTTCGTTAATCGTGTCGTGGAGCTCTGTGTGGTTTGGAACATATTTTTGAAAAAAATCAAATACTTTTTTATTAAAATCTCTGACTTCCTTTGAATCGCGATTCTTTAACTTTTTCGTCATGTCAGACACTCCAGTAAATAAACTGAGATTCGATTATTTGATGTTAACTAGACTATTTGCTATTCGAATTAACGTCAATAGAAGAAATGATCAATACCACTTCTAGTGTATTGTAAATTGATTACTACCATCTCAGCAAAATAAGTTTGGATAGCATTATTTGTTCATTGAGTTAACAACTTCTTTACCTTTTATCGGGGAAACATGAAAGAAATTAATTGATGATTAAAGAAGAAAGTTATATTTAGCACAACAAACAGAATCCCGATTATAAGTGTCTGCCCTGTGCTTACCAAGGCTAGAAACAAAACAGCAAAGCAAATGAACAACCAGATCACATTGGTTGTAAAAGCCACGGCTATTGCTAAAAATAAGTAGCCAGTTAATAACATTCCTATCAAACTAAGCGGAAACCAATTGATACTTAGGAACTTTCTTTCTTCAAATCTTTGGGAAAGAATTAAAAGGACACAACCGACTATCCCAATAAACATGGGGTGAACAACAACTTTATGCAATAGACTTACGCTCATAATAGAGGCTCCTAAGTTATTAAACTCTAAGTGATACGGTTGGTTCTTGTTTAGATCCCCCTCGGGAAGCGCTTAACACAAAGTGCCGTCACAACGCGGCCAATAATTTTTATTGCTTCTAATTCCTGACCCTTGAGCACAAACGGGTTATAGAGTTTGTTGTCTGAAATGAACTCAACGCCAAACGGCAGCACTTGGATTCTTTTGATGGTCACGCCGCCACCATAGTTGAGGCAGAAAATTCCCTCCTGGGTCACATCAGTGTCTTTCACGTCCACCACAACGATGTCCCCAGAATTGATTGTCGGTTCCATGGAGTCTCCGCGAGCAGTGACCAATTCGTGTCCTGTGGTTCTGTATCTAGAGACATTCTGTTTGAACCATTCCAGGCTGACTTGAATTCGTTCAACCACTGCGACATCAGTACAAACAGGGCCACCCGTTGAATCGCAGCCAGCCTCGACATTGAGTTTGTCGAGAGTGATTAGATTCTTGTCTTCTTCCGGTTCTTCTGAATGGTTTGTATCCATCCATCCGTCCTGAAGATTCAAGCCTTTCTCAATTGCTCTCGCCAGGGTGGTTCCGATTTGTCTTGGTTTGCCACGGCTGCCGATAGCTTTGTTTTTGACAATAAACAGGGCTGCATCATTGCGTTTGCGCCCCATGGCCTCATTTATTTCAGCGATTGATCCATATTCCTCCACTAGTCTCAAGAGGTTTGCGTGTCGGATCTCATATACATCAGCCATAGTTAAGTCTCCTTTGTCTAAATTTATCACATTGATAAGTTGGTTATTATCACGGTGATATGCTATGATTCTTATCACGGAGATAAAACTATGGATTTGCCTACTTATTTAAAACTCAAGCGTGGAGCAGCCGCCGCTTTAGCAAAGAAAGTCCCGGGTTTATATCAATCTAACCTTTCAGCTATTAAGGCCGGTCGTCGCTTGCCACCAATAAATCTTTGTGTAGCAATAGAAAAGGCCACTAACGGAATAGTGAGCAGAAAAGAACTTCGCCCCGATATTTTCAAATGAGGGGATAGAATGAGCTTTACTGCGATCCGCTGGGCATTGTCACAGGATTCTTTGGAAGATCCCAGAGAAGCCTTACTTCTTGTCGTGCTTGCGGATTATCACAATGACAAAACAGGTCAGTGCAATCCATCCAGAGATACTCTTAAGAAGCGAGCCAGGATCGGAAACAACAACACGCTCACTGCGAAACTTTCCACCTTGCAGAAAAAAGGGCTCATTACTGTTTATTCGCAAAACGGCAAGAGCAACTGTTATCGCCTAAAACTTGAAAGTACGCTCGAAACAGAATCACCACCTAGTTCAGAACTGAACCACCTACCTAGTTCAGAACTGAACCAGGTTCAAAACTGCACCAGGTTCAGAACTGAACCACCACCTAGTTCAGAACTGAACCACCTACCTAGTTCAGAACTGAACCACGAACCTATAAGTGAACCTATTAATGAACCTATTAATAACTCTATAGAGAGCACGCCTGATTTTTCCTTAACGGCTCCAGAGAAGACAACTATTTCCAAAACGGAAACAGTTGAGAAAAAACCAAAGCGCCCGAAGAAGGAAAAGGTGCCATGTCCTTATAACGAGGATGACCCAATTCCGGAAGAGTTTTTGAAGGTCGCTCAGAGGCACAACATTCAAGACCCACAGCAGTTGTTTTCAAAGATGGTCGCTTACTGCAAAGCAAACGGAAAACAGTACGCAGATTACAAAGCCGCATTCACAACGTGGTGTCTCAACGAATCCAAGTGGCAGCAGCAGAAGCCGCCCAATCAAACCTCCAAACCCTTCGCCTACGAACCGCCTGGCGGATTCACGGATGAGTTCTACATGCAGGGATGCAAATTTGATAAAGACGGGAATTTAATACTATGAACAATACGAAAGAACCTAGAACCCAAGGCGTTATCAATTCGATCTTGGGCGTGATGACCAAGCGACAGAGAATCGTTAAATGTCCGGAACACGGTTATTACTTGGCTGATGAAATTTGGGTAGGAGAAGAAATCAAATCTCAGAGCACCTGCCCTCAGTGCATAGAAGAACACCGTGAGGAATGGAAGGCCAAAGAAGAAGCATTCCGCAAGCAACAGGAAGAAGACGAGATTAAACGCCGCACAGAGGGAGCCAGAATCCCTTACGACTACCGGAGCAAGGACTTCTCCACTTTCAAGCCTGTAAACGAAACTCAGCAAAAGGCGCTTGCACTTGCTAAACGTTTCGTGAAAGGTTTTGAAAAGGCTTGGCTGGGCGGATATGGCCTAATCTTTCTGGGCGCGTGCGGGACAGGAAAAACGCATCTAGCCTGCTCAGTCATGATCGAGCTGATCCGCAAGCACAAAGGATTTTTTCCGAAGTACTACCGAGCGGCAGAGATTTTCTCAGGCGTAAGGGATACGTACCGCAACGGCTCAAGCTCGTCTGAAGAAGAAGCGATTAATTTCTTCTCATACATTCAGCTCCTAGTGATTGATGAAATCGGTGTTCAAAAAGGCTCGGACGCTGAACGCCGGATTTTGTTCTCAATTCTTGAGAACCGAATGACTAACAAATATCCCACGATCCTAATCAGTAACTTAAACGCAGAAACCCTATCTGATCTCATTGGTGAGCGCCTTTACGACCGAATCAAAGCAAAGTGTGTGCCGGCTCTTTTTATGGGCGAATCAATGCGTAAACAGGCTACTGCTGATCTTTTCGATTGAGGAGCGGTATGTCTGATTCTGCATGGACTTTGCTGATGATCATTTTGGCGCCGGTCGTGTTCATCAATCTGGTGCTGTTCGGGTTGCTGATGAGGGCGGCTCTTCAGATCAGTAAGGAAACCAAATTAACCGATCGGTTAAAAAGGAGAAGGCCATGACCGGTTGCTGTCTGTACTGCAAGTTTGCCGAGAGCTACTGGATCGATCCAGCAGGAAATGTCCGGCGGCCGCCTAAGGCTTCTTTCGGAGACATGAACATCTTCTGCCATCACCCGGATAAAGGCGCCGGCATCGAATGCTACCCAATCTCATTCACACGGTGCTCGGTTTTTGAACGTGACACAGACGAGCGTATTGAACGCAGGAGAGCATTTTTCTCTCAATTCGATAGATACCGCGTCCACGCTGAGTTAATCGCTCAGAGACGCTAGACGGCTGTTTAAACAACATTCAACCAATGGAGAAAACAAATGGAAAACTTCGAAATCGCAATTTTATTTTTCAACGGCGTCCTTCTTCTAATCGTAGTTGTAGTTTGCCTGCTTTATCGAGATCTAGAGATTCAGCAGATATGCACTAAGTCCGCTCTGGAGCTAGCAGAAGAAGACATTGAAAAGCTCAAGGCTGAAATCGACTTACTGAAAAAGAACAACGACTGAGGAGAAGACATGATCTCAATCATCCTTTTGGCAATCGGTCAGATCTTTCTAGCAATCGCGATTATTTTCGTGATCTTGATCCAGCGCGATATGCGGAACTCTATGCATAACTTGGCTAATGCTTTTCGTGAACTGTCCGGAAAGAATTCACACGGAGAAAAGAATGGGAAAAGCACAGAGAACTAAAGGTGCTGCAGGGGAGCGCGAAATCTGCGAACTCATATTCCAAAACCTGGGCATACAGGTGCACCGCAATCTCTCTCAGACGAGGGACGGAGGAGCGGACATCAAGCTCAACCCCTACTCACTTGAGGTCAAACGGAGAGCGGCTATAGGCAATTTGTATGAATGGATGGAGCAGGCCAGCAACGGGTGCGAACCAGGTGAGCGCCCCATTGTCGTGTGCAGGGCCGACCGTAAAGAATGGCTGGCAGTGCTCCCAATCGAAGAACTATTCCGCCTCATTCGAGAAGAAGTGAGCGCGACTGGAGGGAAATGATGAATGAAGAAAAACGAGATCCAAGGGGACTTGTTCGGGCATATCGATACCACTCTCTGCTCCCAATCGAAGCCCAAAACCGACTTGTCGAATCTGTCGGACTTAGAGAAGGAGAAACAGCGGTACAACGAAATCTGCGCATATCGAGAACGATTGACCGAGTTAAGAGCCAATATCCAGAGTTTTTCCGAGCTCGGTCTTGACCCGTCCACCGTCCTCTTGTCGGATGCGTCAGTACGTGTCGGAGTGTCCAGCCCAAAGGCGAAGTATTCAGATCAGGACTTGATTCACTGCTTTGATCTTCGCCTGGCGGGACTTTCTTTGCGTGAAATTTCCAAAAAGATGGATATTCCAATACGGACTTTACGAGACATTTTCTCAGGACACAGACGTGCAGTTATTCCAACCAAATTCAAATGAAGCAGTGCGCACCCGTAACCAGGACGGCTCAATACTGTAGAAAAATCGGGGGATTGTATGACTAAGAAAAAGCCATTGACCGATAAGCAGAAGCGTTTTATTGATGAATACATGGTGGACAGTAACGCCACGCAGGCCGCGATAAGGGCAGGATACAGCCCAAAAGCGGCCAGAGTTCAGGGTCAAGAGAACCTGTCAAAACCTGCCATTCAATACGAAATTAAAAGCCGCCAGGAGGCATTAAAAGAGAAGCTGGAATACACGGCTGAGGATTGGACACGTGATGTCCTGGAGCTTAAAAACCGCTCAATGGAGGAGATCGAGCTTAAAGACGAGGACGGCAATGTAGTACATACGGAGACGAAAGATCCGCAGACCGCTCATAAATGTCTGGACATGCTCGGCAAACGCTTAGGCCTATTCGTTGAGAAGAAGCAGGTGGAAGTTAATATTTCCGATCGCTCCTCCTGGCTGAATGAAGTTTTGAAGGAGGTCAAGGATGAATAAAGAGGCCGCCGACTTCGAGATGGGCTTAAGGCGCCTGGCTATCGCTTGCACGAATGATCCGCTCCTTTTCGTCCAGAAGTGTTTCCGCTGGGGACATGGAGAGCTGGCCAATTACGAAGGCCCTGACGTTTGGCAGCAGAAGATCTTGTGTGACATCCGTGACCGGCTCAAGAACGGCGAAACACGGCATAAAGCTATCCAGATAGCAGTGGCATCAGGCCACGGTATCGGCAAAACGGCCTTTGTGGCCTGGATCATGTTGTGGTCAATCTGCACATACCCAGATATGAAAGGGGTCGTGACGGCCGAAACCAAGAACCAGCTCATAACAAAAACGTGGTCCGAGTTGCATAAATGGCACCACCTTTGCCTTTTCCGAGACTGGTTTGAGGTGGCCGCGGAATCCATTTTCTCAACCCAGCCAGGGCACAAATACACGTGGCGCATTGATGCGATCCCGTGGAATGAGAACAACACCGATGCATTCCAAGGCCTGCACAATCAAGGGAAGCGGATTCTTGTCTTGTTCGATGAAGCCTCGGTTATCGCACAGAAAATCTATGAAGTCACGAAAGGCGCGCTGACCGACCGCGATACGCAGATCATCTGGTGCATTTTCGGAAACCCAACGCGCCCAGACGGCCCATTCTTCGATGCATTCCACAAGAGCCGCCACCGCTGGATAACGTACAACATTGACAGCCGCACAGTGAAAATCACGAACAAGGAGCAGTTGCAAGAGTACGTTGAGGATTACGGAGAGGACAGTGACTTTGTGAAGGTCCGTGTTCGAGGCGTATTCCCCAGCGCATCAGCCAAGCAATTCATAAACCGTGAGGACGTGGACGCGGCTATGAACCGCGATGTGGGACAGATCAACTACTCAAGAACGGTCGCTATCCTGGGTGTGGACGTGGCGCGGGAAGGCGATGACCGCTCGGCAATCGCTACGAAGATAGGCCGAGACTGCACTATGCCGCTCAAAGTATTCCGCGGCCTGGACGGCCCTCAGCTCGGGATGCAGGTGCTCATGTATGCGAACGAATTGAAGCAGAAGGGCATTCCTCGTGTGTACATCAATCTGGACTACACAGGTGTGGGGGCCAGCCCTTACGACTGGCTCAAGGATAAGGTGCAGCACCTCAACAAAGTCATCAGCGCCAGCCAGAGCACGAACCCGCAGAGATGGGCCAATAAGCGTGCTGAGATGTGGGACAAGATGAGAGACTTTATCCGCGATGACGGAGTGATCTTTAAGAGTGAGGAGTTGGCCGAGGATCTTTGCATACCTGAGAAACTGATCGACCAGAAGGGCCGGTTACTCCTGGAATCCAAAGATTCAATGAAGCGCCGCAACATGAACTCTCCAGATACCGCGGACGCCCTCGCATTGTGTTTCGCTATTCCCATCCAGGAGTACATAGAGGACGATAGCTGGCGGCATCAGCGGCATAACCGCTCCAAAACCATCAGGGATCCTTACGCCTCCTGAGGTGTGCGCATCAATCTGCGTACAGGCTCGACAATCGGGACATGATGAAGATCGAAACCTGTACGCTCAGTGACTTGTTCAATGACCCTCGGTATGAAGAGGTGTGTGCACATTACCGCCAGGAGGCTGGACACCTTGACCTCAAGGGCATTGTTGACAAGGACAAATACTCGTTCCTTGCACAGAACGGCTTATTGCTTTGTGCCAGAGCCGTGAGTGAGGGTCAACTTGTCGGCCTCATGGCCATAGTCATGTGTCCTTCTCTCCACAACTCAAAAGATGTCGCGAACGTTGACACGCTTTACCTTGAGCCTGCGCACCGAGGCCACGGCCTGCAATTCTTACGCCACGCAATAAAAATGGCTCGGGAGTTTGGTGCCTCAGGTATTCGATTTTCCGCACCTGCTGGGAGCCGCACTGAACAGCTTTTCGACCGATTGTTCACGCGCTCGGACGTTACTTATTACAAGTCTTTGGAGGATTAAATCATGGGTATGGAAATGCTGGGAATGGGCCTGTTAATGGCCGGGTCTGCTGCACTCTCTTCTCACTCACAGAGCCGAGCCGCTAAACGAACGGCATCAGCTCAGAAGGACGCCACAGAGGAAGCCAAACGCAACGCAGAGAAACAGGCCGAGCAACAGCGTGAGCAAATGCGTATGCAGAACCAGAAGACCGCCGACCTTAGCAAGATCCTCGGCGACAACACCAACGACCTGTTATCAGGTGGTCAAACAATGTTGACTGGCGCCGGCGGTGTGGATCAAAACGACATGACGCTGGGCAAAAAATCTGCATTAGGGTGATGACATGAAAGAAGTTCGGCAGGAAGTTTTGAGCCGCTGGAAAAGCCTTGTAAAAGAGCGCGACCCCTATCTCCACCAGTGGATAGAGATTTCAAAATTCCTGCGGCCTGCTAACGGTAAGTTCCTCAATCCGACAACGCAGAATGAGGCAAAGACCCGCTGGAATAACATCTATGACAACACCGCGCTCAGGGCCTCGGATATTTTGGCCAAGGGCCTAATGAGCGGCATGACCGATCCTTCTCAGCAGTGGTTTTTCCTCACGACTGGAAGCCCTGACTTAGACGAATCCGTCCAGGTTAGGCGCTGGCTCTCGGATGTCTCGCAGATCCTCTACATGACATACGCCAAGACCAATCTCTATCAGGCCCTGCATCATGCGTGGCTTGAGGCTGGTTTATTTGGAATTCTGGCTATCATCATTGAAGAGGATGAGGAGAAAGGGTTTAACTGTATTCCCCTGACCGCTGGCGAATACTGCATATCGTGCGACAGCAAAGGAACTCCGGATACTATCTACCGCGAGTTTTCGTTATCGCTGAGGCAGATCGTTCAGAAGTTTGGTGAAGACGCTTTGCCATATTCTCTCTACCAAACGTACAAGGACGGCCAGAAGGACAAGCTCTATACGATCATTCATGCAATCGAGCCGAGAGAAAAACGCGATACACGCTCAAAGTCCAATAAGGACATGCCGTGGCGATCCGTCTATCTGCTGAAGGATGCAGGAGACGATCAGAAGCCGATTCTCCGAGAATCGGGATACCGAATGTTTCCTGCCGTGGTCGGGCGCTGGGGAGCGATCAGCACGGAAACCTACAGTTGTGAATCTCCTGGCATGGTCGTTCTGGGAGATGTCAAACAGCTCCAGCATGAGCAGAAACAAAAAGGAAACGCCATTGATTACATGGTGAATCCGCCTATTGGGCTACCGTCCGAAGCCAAGGATTCAGACATAGACATGGATCCGGGCGGCCAATCCTTCATTAACGGAGCCACTGGTAGGAAACCTGCAGAGCAGCTGTGGAATGTAGCCATCAACCTCAATGACCTGAGGCAGGACACTCTGGAGGTACAAAACAGAATCCGAGCGGGATTCAACGTTGACATGTTCCTCATGCTCAGCAATCAGTCTGCACTCAATCAGATGACTGCCACTGCCGTGGCCGAGTTGCACGAAGAGAAGCTGCTGATGCTCGGGCCCGTTCTCTCCAGATTCAATAATGAGGTTTTGCGCCCGCTCATTGATCGCACGTTTGACATCCTGAACGAAGAAGGATTGATCCCGCCTGCTCCCGAAGAGATTCAGGGCACGGATTTAAATGTCGAGTACACATCAATCCTGAGCCGTAGCCAGAAGGAGGTGCAATCCCGTACCGACCAACAGGCAATCCAGGAAGCTCTTCAAATTGCCCAGTATCAGCCCGACTTCCTCGACAACTTCGATCTGGACAAGTACGCCCAGATTGTTTCCGACAAGCGCGGTGTATCGCCTGAAATTCTTCGTTCTTCGGACGAGGTGGCAGCTATCAGACAGCAGAGAGCACAGCAGAAACAGCAGGCTCAGCAGCAACAGCAAATGGCTCAGAGCGCTGACATGCTATCCAAGCTCGGAAAAGTGCCAGCGGGCCCGGAAACACTGGCTGGCCAAGCTGTCCAGGGTATGCAAGACATGGCGGCCGAGGGAATGCAATAGGGTGTGCGCATCGAAAAATCACGAGGATTGACAATGAGCAAAGTTACTAGAGACCCGTTCGACAACTCCCAGCGAGAAAAGGACGAAGAAAAGAATCTCGAGGCATTCCGAAAGGAGGCTGACTTCCAAGAGGCTCTGATCAATGTCCTGAACACAAGAGAGGGAATGACAGTGCTGAAACGAATTTTTGATGACAGCGGTTTCTTCTCCTCGGCATTCGATACGAATGCTTTGAACATGGCTCGCAAGGAAGGAAAACGGGAATTTGCACAACAGGTTTTTAACAACGTTCTCAAGTACGCCCCTGAAAAGATCGGCGAATTGAGACCTAAGGAAACGAAATGAGCGAAGGTACAGCAGCCGAAAATCAGACAAGCGAGGCTACAACCAACGGTACGCCTAATCCTGATTCTCAGGGTCAGCAGGGAGAATCCACGCTGATTGATGAAATCTCTAAGGCAACTCCTCCTCAAGAGGGACAGCAGTCTCAGGAGGAAGGAAAGACCGAAGAGAACAAAGGAGAGAAGAAGGAAGAAAAGGCGGACGAGACTGGCGGAGCTCCGGAGAAGTACGAGGACTTCAAAGCGCCTGAAGGTACAACCTTAGACGCAGAAGTCGTCAAAACTTTTTCAGAAGTCGCTAAGTCTCTGAATCTGCCTCAAGCCAAGGCCCAGGAAGTCATTGACAAGCTGGCGCCGAAATTGGCAGAGCGACAGATTGAAGTGCTGAAACAGACCAATGCAACATGGAAAGACAAGTCACTCCATGACGCAGTGATTGGCGGCGACAACTGGAAGAACACGATTTTTTCAGCTCAGCGAGCCCTGAGAGAGTTTCAGACACCCGAAGGAGAGTTTACTGATCCGGATGTTTACGAACTGGCGACCTTTGCCGGTAATCATCCGGGCCTGATCAAGATCCTCAAACATTTTGGCGACAGCATGAGAGAGGACAAGACGGTTAGAGGCACTTCTAACAGAACTCTCACTCCAGACGATATTTACGGTAAATAAAGGAGTTAAAAATGGCAGACGCATTCACTGGAATGACCCCTGTTACGCTTGCTGAATGGCAGGCTCTCGTACCCGAAGGCAACACTCAAATCAACATGATGATTCAGACCATTCGGGATTATCAGCCGTTCTTCGATCGTGCCACTATGGTGCGTGGTAATGATGGCCAGGGCAAGAAAGGCCTCATCGGAGAAAAGTATCCTGAAGGTCAGCTTGTCGGAATCAACGAAGGCTGGAGCGCCTCCAACGCGGCCGGCCGTGCAGTTCGTTATCCGTCCTGTGTGGCTCGTGACCGCTCGGTTATCGCCAAGCTCATGCTTGAAAAAATGCCGGATAAAGAACGCAACGCATACCGCATGCGAACCGATCAGATGTTCATTCGCGGCTTAACCCGTGGCATGGTTAAACGAGTATTCCAGGGCAACCCTACAACAGACCCGCGTGATTGCATGGGTTTGGCAAATATCGTTCTTCCTGATCGTGACAATGGCGTTTGGAAGGATTCCATCATTGACGGTGGCGGCACTGGTTCAAATCTGACATCCATTTATTTCGTCAATTGGGATCCGGAGGAGATGACGTGTTTCTTCCCGCAGTATGGCGGAGCCGCCGGAGTATCCATGGAAGCGATCAAGGAGCCCGTCTATGTTCCTGACAAAAACGGCAAAATGTATCCCGCATACGTCACTGAATTCGGATATGACCTCGGCGTTTTCGCAGGCAATCCTGAAAAGATTGTGCGTATTGCTAACGTTGATCCGACCAAATTCACGACTGACAAGGGCGCAACAGACCTGCTCAAGAAGTTTATTGAGGCACGTCACCGCTTGAAGACCTCCGACTTCTCCAATGTCGGTATTTACTGTACCGATCAGGTGGGCTTGATCTATGACCTCCAGTTGCTTGAAAAGACCAAGTACACACTTGAGTACAAGACTTTTGGCCAGCGTGAGGCAATGCTTTCCTTCGGCGGCATCCCGATCTATCAGTACGGCACCGACGTTTTGCCGTCCACTGAGTCCAAGATCACAGTTTCTTAATCAAGGGGATAAAAATGATCATTGACCAAAAGATGATGTTTTGTGAAAAGGCAGAGGCCAAAACCGCGATCACGTCTAATGTGTTCGATTTTGTTTCGGATCAGACCTCTCCTTACCTGAATGCTCATGGAATGGTGCTCTGCATTTTGACACCGACAGCGATTGCCGGAACGTCCATCACATTCAAGCTTCAGGAATCCGCGGACAAGTCCACCTACACGGATGTCATGACCACGAAAGCGCTAACGGCCACAGACCTGAAACAGCCCTTGCTTATTTCACTGCCGCCGATTCATAAGCGTTATCTGAAGTTGGTTTCCACGCCGACATCAGTTACTGCCGGAACTATCACCGCCTTTATTGGCAATGACGTTCAGCTGGGTTCCCCGCTCCGCACGCAGGGAATTGAATTCCCCGCCGAAGCAGCGGCAAGTTCTAGTTAGTTCTCTAGTTGCAGTTTTCAGTAGTTGTTAAAAGAGAGGAGGGAGGCTTGAAAACCTCCCTTTTTTAATATGAATGAAGTGTCAATTTGCAATGCCGCTCTGAGCTACTTAGGGCAAAAAGGTACGATCACACGAATCAAACCACCTGAAGGAAATCCGAACGCCGAGGCTTGTGCTGAATACTATCCTCAGGCGCTCCGTTACTTACTGGAGGCGCACAACTGGGCTTTTGCGATCAGGCGCGTGAGACTGCCTGAATACAAGAAATATGACGCCGACTTGTATCAGTGGGCGCACGGCTACCAAGTTCCCTCAGATTATTTGCGCACCGTTAAGGTCTATGAGAAAAGCTCACAGGTGGACGAGGCCGGAATTGATTTTGAAATTGAGACAATCTCAGAAACAGGCTCATTTATTCTCCTGACTGATTCTCCCGCTCCCATGCTCCGATATGTGGCCAGCGTCCAGAACGTGTCAATCATGCCGCAGTATTTCATTCAGGCACTTGTTCTCCAGCTTGCTAGTTATCTGGCAGGTCCACTGATGAAAACTTCTATGGCGCAGCAGATGATCCAAATGGCCGCTCAAGCACTGGAGACTGCGAAGTTTCAGGATTCTCGAAACTCTATCAGGGTCAAGCACGAATATTTAGCGCCCCACCTGGCGGCACGGAGTATCTAAATGTCACTGAAAATCTATAAACAGAGTATCGGAGGAGGTGAGATTTCTCCTTCGATGTACTCCAGGATCACGGATCCTTCATATTCTGCAGGGTTAGCCAAGTGCCGCAATATGATTGTTGAGCCTCAAGGCCCTGTAGTTCGGCGCCCAGGTTTCTCAATGGTGCGGGAAACGAAGTATCCAGACCGCAAATGCCGCCTGATCCCGTTCACATTCTCGGCCACCCAAACAATGATCCTAGAGTTTGGGCATCATTACGTCCGCTTTCACACCAACGGAGCCACGCTTATGAACGGCAATGTGCCGTATGAAGTGACCACGGATTATGACGAATCCGAACTCTTTGATATTGACTATGCTCAGAGCGTGGACATCATCACGCTGGTGCACTGCTCCCATCCTCCGAGAGAGTTGAGACGTTATGGCGCGCTGGACTGGCGACTTGTGGACATCACTTTCAACACTTCACTTACTCCGCCTACAGGTGTGACGGCCACACAGCACATCTTGCAGTCTGCGACATACAAAGACGGATATGTCCGCAAATATGTAGTGACCTCTTGCAACTTGGACAACTCAGAGGAATCGAAAGCGAGCCAGGCCGCCTCAGTTGTGTGCAACCCGTATGGAGATGGTGCGTACAACACGATCACATGGAACACTGTTGCAGGTGCAGATCATTACCGCGTGTACCGTGATAAAGGTGGTATCTATGGCTACATAGGAGAGACCCGCACAAACAGCATTGATGATGACAATATCGCGCCAGACAGCTCTATCACGCCGCCAATCTATGATGATGTTTTCCTGACATCAGGTGGCATTACGGGTGCAACTGTTACCGCTCAAGGTTCTGGATATGTCGGTCCGAACGGAGAAATTACGGGGATCGACCTGCTAGAGACACAGACATGGGTAGTCGAGGGCTCAGGCCGAAACTTCTATGGGCCTGTAGCGCCTGGCAACTGTTCAGCCTGGCAAAGCGATGACGGCTGGGCATTGAATTTCTATGGAGATGGAGTCGGCCCTGTCCCTAATGACGAGATGATTTCTTTGTTCTCGGCCAGCGTGGAGATTTATGACGCCGAAGGATCAGGCGTCGGAGCGACTGCCAAAGCCATATTTTCCTCGGCGTCAGAATGGATCAAGCTCACCAAGCCCACGGGCAATCTTAATTTCTGCTTGTATGGTTTCCGTCCGATCAAGGCAATCCAGGTCACGAGCCCAGGATCAGGCTATAAGCGGCCGCTTTGCCGAGTGACCATCACGGCATGGCCTACATGGACATGGAGCCGAAAGGCGCTCAATTACAAATTTGAATTCAAGCGTTACACAGGAGACTTTTCAACCTCAGTAAAGAGCGCTGGATTCTTAGAGACTTCAATCAGAGTGAGCGACACAACGGGAAGCGGCGCCGTTTTAGAGCCTGTAATCTCTGGTGGAAAACTGACAAACGTCATAGTCAAGAATCCAGGCGCAGGATATTCCAATCCAACGGCCACTCTTATTTCAAACTATGGCTCAGGCGCTCAAATCTCTCTGACTGTTGCGAATGCTGGCGACTATCCAGGATGTGTTTCTTACTTCGAGCAGAGGCGCTGGTTCGCTGGCAGTCGTATGCGTCCCCAATATATTTGGGCTACCAAGACGGGCACAGAAACGGATATGGGCTACTCTCTCCCGTCCCAGAGTACAGACCGCATCAAGGTGAGAGTTGCCAGCCAGGACAGCAACAGAATCCGCCATATCGTGCCACTTTCCCAACTGCTGATGCTGACCGCAAGCGGGGAATGGAGAGTGAGCCCTGTAAACTCTGACGCGATCACGCCTGAATCTATGAGCGTGCGTCCGCAGTCTTATGTCGGCTCCAGCCAGACCAAGCCAGTGTTAATTAACAACACGATGATATTTGCCTCAGCCCGAGGCGGCCACCTGAGAGAACTCGGTTACAGCTACCAAGCAGGCGGTTACATAACCTCGGACGTGTGCCTCAGAGCGGCTCACCTATTCGATCATCACGAAGTTGTTGATATTGCATACGCCAAGGCTCCCTATTCGATCTTCTGGTGCGTTAATGACATAGGCAAACTAATCTCCTTTACCTATGTTCCAGAACAGCAGGTGGGCGCATTCGCCCAGCACGAAACCCAGGGAGACTTTGAATCCTGTGCAGTAGTGCCGGAATCTAATGAGGACATTCTTTATGTCGTGACCAAGCGCAAGATCGGAGAGAACACCGAAAGGTTTGTTGAGCGCATGAACGAGTACATCATTGACAAGGATGAAGATTATCTCTTCATGGATTGTGCTGGCACTTACTCAGGCCCGGCCAAGACCGAGATCAGCGGGATTAGCTGGCTGAATGGGATGAAGGTTTCCATCCTGGCTGACGGGTATTGTGTGCCGGATCAAGTAGTGCAGAACGGCAAGATCACGCTGAGAAGAGCGGCTTCCAAGGTGCATATTGGCCTGGCCTACAACTCAGACATTCAGACGCTACCCCTTGCACTCCAGCTCCAAGACCTCTCTTTTGGCAGTAATCACCGCAAAAACATCAGTGGTGTAGCAGTGAGAATGATTGATTCAGCGAGCATTCTGGCTGGCTCGAGTTTCGACGACCTCTATCAGCAGCCGACACGCGGACGGGAAACACCCGGTACACCGCCGAAGAAGAGAAACGGAGAGTTTGAAGTAGATATCGCCGCTTCATGGACGGATGACGGCCAAGTGTGTATTCGTCAGAGCGCCCCGCTCCCGCTGAAAATCTCCAGTATTACCGTGACCTGCGACGTGGTGTAGTGCGCATCACGCTCTAGGAATCCTCCAATATCTATGCTGAGTTGGAGGATTTTTTATGGCCGGATCTAGTTTCTCTTTTGGCACACTAGGCCTTATTTCTACAGGTGTTTCCACACTGTTTAATGCCTTCGGTGCGAAGAGTATCACGAAGTACAACAACGCTATTGCACAGGCTCAGGCAGACATAGCCAAGATCAACGCAGACACGATGAACTTGCACTATCAGCAGAGACTTTTTGCGGCTGAGGGTGAGTATCAGCGAGAGACAATGCAAGCCGCTCAAATGAAGGCGCGGCAGAAAGTCTCATTAGCCGCAAATGGCGTGGCAATCGGGGTCGGATCAGCTGCGGAACAATTGGCCAGCACGGACATTGTGAAGAAGGTCAATCTCAACCGCCTGGAGAGCAACGCTAAATCCGAGGCATGGGGCTACCGAGTAAAAGAGACAGACTTTAGAAACCAGGCCTTAATGAGCCTGGCTAAGAAGCAGAGCGCAAGCCGAGCCTTTACGGATTCTCTTCTGGTGGGCGCTGGGAATATGGGAATGGCATTTGCTTACGGCAAATTGATGGATATGGCCAAAGCATCCGAATCGGCCGAAAAGCCGAAGGCTGAGGAGCCAATCCACATTGATGCAATCTCCGGAGCAGACCCAGGAATCAAGATTGACGCCATATCAGGCGCCCAGCCAGGCGTAACGAGGATTGATGCTATTTCAGGTGCACAACCGAACCTGCTGCTAGGCCAGACAGTCAAAACCACACAGCTTTATCCGACAACTAAAAACATCTTCTCTCTGAACTACAGAGGATAAAAAATGCCAATCGTCCCTAAGTATGAAAATAATGTGCCTGGAGTAGTCGAAAGTGGAAGAGGTTTCGGCGCTCCCGTTGATAACGTCCGCCCGAGTTTCGACTATGAGAATGTCATGAACAGGGCCTTAAAGCCGTGGTCACAGATTGCAGATAGCGCTGTCAAAATTGAGGCCTATCACCGTGACACCGTTGTGAAAGCGCGGGCTGATGAACAGCTGGACGCTTACAACAAGGAAGTACAGACAACGCTGTACGACCCAGAGAAGGGCTATTTCTCTCAGCAAGGCAAGAACGCCGTGACGTCGTGGGATCAGGCGCAATCTGATCTTCAGTCTATTTATGACAAACATTTAGGACAGATTGACGATCCGGATGTGAGAGAGGCTTTTAAGTCCAACGCATTACAGCGCCTCAATTCCGTCCGACAGAAGACAGTCGTCTATCGCAACGAGCAGAACATCCGCTGGCGCGCTCAGACCTCTAAAGACCATGCAGACAACCTCGTGGAGGAGTTTGCTTTAGGCGGTTTTACTCCAGACGGTCAACGCACAATGGCCAGCCTGATGAACGAGATCGAGTATCAGGGCAGGATGGAAGGCTGGGACGAGGAAACAGTGAAGCGCCAGAAGAATGCTTATCAGTCTTTGGCCTATGCATCAGCTTATTCCAATATGTCTATGGCCAATCCTGTTGGAGCACTTAGACACTTCCAAACGGACGGCTTAAAGCAGATGACAGTCGATGTCGGTAGGAAGACCTATCAGATGTTGTTCCACCGCTCGGCCCCTCAGCTCGTTGAACTTTATGAAAGATGTGGCGGCCCAACTTCTATGGCGCTCACTTCTGGTGCGACCGCCAGAAGAACAGGGGATGGAGGTCCTAACGTGTTGCGCCAATCCGCGGCTCAGGCTGGCATAGGAACTCCTCCAAAGGTTTCTGACAAGGTGCTCAATACGTCCGGTTATAAGGGATGCAATCCGTTAAATGTCAAAGTATTTGGAAATAAATGGAAGGGCCTCATAGGTCAGGATGAAAGAGGTCATGCAATCTTTGCACGTCCTGAAGACGGCATTCGCGCTGGCGTGAAGGTCATCCAGACTTATGCCAACAAGTATGGCCTCAATACCATTGAAAGTATTTTGTCTCGGTTTGCCGCGGCAGATTCACTGACAATGGGCTCATACGTTGACAACGTAAGCCACGCCACGGGTTATGGGTCTAACGAGCGATTAAATCTGAAAGATCCCGAAGTCTTAAAGAAAGTTGTTACCGCAATGATGAAGCAGGAGATCGGCGATGTCCCGTACTCCGAGCGAACGATTATTGCAGGTATCCAGGGCGCTCTGGGTAAAGAAGACATTAACGACTTCTCCGACTTCTACAACACGAAACTTACAGACGAAGAGGAAGCACAGTATCAGGCATGGGCTAAGAAGATCGGCCATGAGCGTGATGTTTATGACTATGACCTTAGAGGCGCCTGGAAAGCGGGCGCCGCTCAAGCTGAGAACGGTCACTTTCCTGACACGTTTAAGAAACCGAATCATCACACATTCTCCGTTGAAAGTCAGTATGCCGACGGGAAGAGAAATATTGGCGGCCGCTGGGTAGTTGAGAACGGCCAAAACATCTTTATTGGACCGAACGGTGAGCGCCGCGATGACAACGGCAAACTTTTGAGTGAAGGAACCGCTCAGGCGCCCAGACTGACGGCAGCAGACCTTGCTTTTAATCCGAAGGTGAAGACAGGGATAGCGGTTATTGACGATCTGAACGAACCTGAAAAGCTCTGGATCATGCAGCACGCCAAGCAAAAGATGAACCAGAACCTCAAGCAAGCTCAAATTGATCTGAAGAAGAATGTCGATAACGCATTGTCTCTGGCACTGACACAAGGCGATAGAAGCACTCTGCCTGATGTTGCTGACTTCATTAACGTCTATGGCCAGGATGATGGAGTGCGTATTTATCAGGAAGCGGCCAGACAATCCCAGCTCAATGCAAACATGTATCAAATGCCTGGGATGTCCAATGGAGAGATTTTATCCATCAGCAAATCTTTGACGCCTCAGAAAGACGATCCCGATTACGCAGACAAGATCGAGGAGAAAGCCTCCTGGGATAAAGCCGCTCAAGCCGTTCTCAAGAAGCGTGACGCTGATCCGATGTCTTATGCGATTGGTAGTGTCCCAGCACACGGATTGACGCCCATAGAAGACTTTAATCAGCCCTTGGCAAAGACTTTAAACGAAGTCTCTAACCGCGTATCTCAGTTTGAATCTATCGGCCAAAGTTTCGCCATTGCTCCGCAGTCTATGAAGTTGTTTACAAACGACGAGGCCGCCAGATTAAACGACACCTTAGAAAAGATGAATCCGGATCAGGCCGCTCCGATTGTTTCGGCAATTTCAGGACTTGTTGAGGAACAGGGAGGAGCAGCGGCCTCCAGAACCTTGATTAACCAATTTACCAAAGACGGACGGCCAACAAGATTGAGCTCCGCCCTGGCCCTTGCCACGAGTGCTAATGCAGTCAATAAGGGTTATGTGAAAGAGTACCTGGCAGGGAATGCCTTCTTGACCACTAAAGAGGCTGATCCAGATACGAGCAAGTCAGCAGTTAATGAAGAGATTGGCAAAGAGATTAGAGGATTGTTTGGCCAGCCTGAAGCAGGTCGCCAGGCCGTTGAATTGATCCGAGGCATTTACGCCTACAGACAAACAATGGACAGCGATAGGAAATCCATTGAAGAAATTATTGAGGACGTTTACGGAAGAAACGAGGAATTTAACGGAGCTAGGGTCTTCATGCCTAGAAACACGAATGCGTCCATGAGAAGTCTTGTGGCCGTCTTCTCAAGACAAAACGCAAACGACAAAACCAGTGTGCAGTTTAGAGGCGGGAAGACCACTCTTGGAGAACTCACGGAAATCTTGCCGAAGGCCCAGCTTGAATGCGTTGACGATGGGAAGTATCTCATTAGAGACGGAACAGATTATGTCCGTTATTCCGCCAATCAAGCACCTGTCATTTTGGACTTTGGCAAAGCCATTGACGCCGCCAACAAGGATCTTGACGTGATTCTGGACGCGGCCCTTAAGACCTCGAATTTAGAGAATGACCAAGATTACGATTACGAGTGAGAATCATGTCGAGCCTTTACAGTTTTAACAATATTGGATACGGCACATCCCGATACCAGCTCGGCCTGGACGGAACTCAGATCCCCGAGCAGAAGAAAGAAGCAGGATTTTTTAGCGGTATGGGAGAGGCCGCCTTGGACATTCTCCCAGCCGCAGGAAACTCAACCTTAGCTGCTGGCCTGGATCTTTTGGGCTCGTTCATGCGAAGTGAACCGAACGAAGATGAAAGCGGTTTCACTCTTGAAGACGCGCTCACCAGCGATGACATCATGAAGGCTCAGGACCTTAAAGAGCAGGCCGCGCAGAAGTTTGAAACGAAAGCAAAAGAGCGCAGAAGTGTGGTTAGGGAGGACTACACGCCCAAGCCCGAAACAACGGGAATGGCGGGTCAAATCCTTTACGGGTTTGGTGTAATGGGTTTGAAGCAACTCGGATATTCAGTTATTTCTGGCTTTAACCCGATTGGAGGCGCTCTTCTTACTGGTGTTGATTACGGTGTCAACGAAGCGGGCAATCTTCGAGATAAAGGCGTAAAGCCAGAAGTTGCGACTAAGGCCGGTATCACTTCAGGCGTGATGACGGCAGGAGGATTATTACTGCCAGGCGCGGCTCCTGCTGGAAAGTTCAATCCCTCCCGTTTGACTTCTGCCGCGTGGGGCGCAGGTGCTAATGCCGTAATGGATTCTGGAGAAAAAGGAATCATTAATTACATCTTGCAGAATGCCAATTATTCAGACATTGCCAAAGAATACGATCCTTTAGATGTTGCTGGATTGACCGCCTCAGCGGGTATCGGCGGCATCATGGGCGCGATCCTTTTTAACAAAAACAGAAGAATTAAATTTAAGCCCGCCAAAAAGGCTGAGGAAAAGACCGGACCTATCGAGCTGAATACGGAAACGCTCGAATCTTTGCAGAACCGTGACAGAAGCACCAATGCCTCAGTACGGCAGATGAAGGCCATATCCGCAAACCCGCGCTACTCACTTCTAAGAACTTCTCCTTTATTGGCAGAAGGTGCACCTGTCATCACATACGCTGGAGATATTCCTGCAATTAGGCGTGGTCACACGGACACAGCCGCCTCAGGGGACAAATCCTATGATGTTTATTACGCAGTCGTTGAGGCAGATTCTGTTTTAGTTTCCAACGATATTACAGGACATAAGAACCCAGCCTATACAGATCCAAACATTCAAGGACCTAGAGCTATTGCAGGGAATGACCGTATTGCTGGACTGCAAGATGCTTACGCTCAGGGGACTGCCGACAAATACAAAGCTGACCTAGCCGCAGACGGGAGAAGGACAGGTATCTATGGCGATGTCATAGCCAGCATGGAGAAGCCTATTCTTGTTCGAGTTCTCGATCCGAAAGATGTGACAAAGGACTTAGCGGATAAGACCAACACAAGCGGTGTGTCCAGAATGTCCTTGAGGGAGCGTGCGAAGAACGACGCGGAAAGAATCGACCTTGAAAAGCTGGAGTTTGATGAAGACGGCCGCATCACAGATCAGACGGTTGTCAATTTCATCAAAATGCTCCCAGCAGAAGAGCAGGCCGAACTTATTGACAGTAAGTCAGGAAAAGCGAATAAGACGGCAAGAGATAGAGCCGAAGCAGCTATTTTTGCCAAGGCCTACAAAAACGACACACTCATTAATCTGGTCACCGAGGTGGACAAGCCAGAAGCACGTTTAGTTTTAAAGGCGCTCATGGAATTGGCGCCGAAGGTGGCGCAGTTGGAAGGCAATAAGCTGGATATCACTCCTTCTATTATCCGAGCCGCCTCAAAGATTTTGGAAGGCTACAAGAAGGGATTCAAACTCAAAGATATTGCCGCTCAGAAAGAGTTTGATGAAGATCCCTATGCTGATGCAATCGTTGAACTTTTCGCAAAAGATTCTCGGACCAATCGGCATGTTGTGGACGTGTTGGGAGAACATATTGATAGTCTGAGGGAATCTGGAAACGCGGATCAGGGCTCTTTTGATCTTCTTGGCGGTCCCCTGACTAGGGAGGATGCTCTTAAAGATTTACAAGGTCGCATTGCCAACCGCTACCCAGTACCCAGTGAAGCAGCAGTTGACGCCGCACGCACCAAACAATTTGCCGATACTGTCAACAAGGATCAGCTCGTTAGCGAAAAAGCCGGCGACATGAACCAATCCATTGAAAATGAATATCGCGCTCAGGCCCAGATAGATGATGGAGAGCGCGTATCCGTAAATGAAAACGCAGTCGATCAGGCCCGTGTAGAACAAGAAAAGGCAAGAATTGTTGAGGCGATGCATAAGGTCCGGGAGGAAGCCAAGGGCGATCCTTTAGAAATCCTCGCAAAAGTCGAGCCCGAAGATGTTCATGGAATGACGATTAGAAGGGGATGGTATCGAAAGACAAATAAACCTCAGGAACAATTTGCGGAATTAAATACACCCTTCGGCCTAGTAAAAATCTGGCTTAAGCACTCCAAAGACGAAAGCAACGAAAATCTTAGGGTGACGGACGAGGATTTAAGACAAATCCCTACCATTGTTAGAGAGTACGATCCGATCCCCAGACGGAATGAAAGAGAGAAGAACAGGACTTGGCGAGTAGTTATTAACAATAGGGAACTTGTTCTAGCTGATAGACCGTTCAAATCCGACGGAGAAGAAAGGACGTTGGCTACTTTCTATATCCAAAATCCTGAGACACGTGCGAACGGTAAAGCTAAAGGATCTCCATTATCGAAGAAGAGAGAAGTTGTGGCCCCGAATGCTGAGTATGAACCCCCAGCATCCGGAATTACTCGCGCGCCTTCCAACCTTAGCTCTCGAGCTTCCGTCCCGCACGAAGGCGGGGAGCTCACTACGCGAGGCACTGACACTAGTGTCAAGACCAATTTAACAGATGGAATTGAGCAAAGTCAAGAGGTTAGGGAGGCACCTCAGAGCGCCGATGATGCAGTGCAGGCACAGCAAAATGTCGTGAATCAAGTAGTGAACGCTCTGCCAGAGGAAGTAAGAGAACCGATCAAACGGGTCGTGGCCGATCTAACTGGAGAAAGGGTTGAGCCCACGCTTTCACCTCAGTCAGAAGTCGGACGTGAATTTAGTTTGGAGGCTCAGTATGAAACGGCCCTTCGAGACCATCCTGACATGAAAATCACGATTGAGGATGAAAACGGTGGAACTCGTGAAATGTCCGCGGCTGACCTTTTAGATGAAGCTGACAGAGAAGCTAAACAAATCGAAAACGACGGTAAAGCACAAGGCGAAGCAATGATGTGTGTTGTTAAAAACAAGGGGATACATTAATCATGGCAAGAACATTAGACCCGATGAAACCGGAATGCAGAGAAACAATTAGCCGCATCCTGGGAAGAGAATTTGGAGAAGAGGAATCCAAGCGCTGGCTTGCTGATATGCGCCGTGAGTTTAGATATGTTGCAGGAACAAAAGAAGCTCAGGCCGCTGGCTGGACGCGTGACCAAATAGCGCAAAAGGCTGCTGAGAAACTTGCACAAAACTATCTCCATAAAGCGGCGAAAAGGCGCCAGAGAGCGCAACAACAAATCGTTTCTCAGGCCGCTCTGGAAAACGATAGGCAAAAATATGTCAAGAATGGTGAGAAGGCCTTTAAGTCTGTCGGCCGAGTGTTGGAGGATGTGAATAGATACATGATTGGCCTCCAGGAGCAGTACCAAGGCCAGATTGTTGATGCTATTAGCTCCATACAGAGCAAATGGTTTGGGCTTATGGAGGATAGAAAAACCGCACTAGATTTTGTTAAAGAGCTCTTCGGAGAAGATTCTGGGAACCAGGCAGCGAAGGCGGCCGCCAAAGTATGGAGAGAAAAAACAAACGGATTCAGAGAACGTTTTAACAACGCCGGCGGTGATACTGGTGACCTCGGAGATGAATGGCACCTTCCCCAATCCCATGACATGTACAAACTAATAAATGCTGATGATCTCCTGAAAGGAAAATATGATGGGAAATACAAGGGAGACAACAAAACCGCATGGGTGGATTTTTTATTTGATCGGATAGACAGATCCAGGTACGTTGACGAAGAAGGACTTCCATTGAATGACGCAGAGATAAAAGACGTGCTCGGATCTATGTTTGACAACATAACGAAAGGTAAAACTTCCACAGGCGGATCACGCGTGGCCGGAAGTAAGAGCGGATGTTTTGCTGATAGGAAATCTCAGCACCGTGCAATCTTTTTCAAAGATGCAGAATCCTTCTTCCAATACCACAAAATGTTTGCGAGAAATCCATCCATTGTGGGAACAATGATGGATCATGTCCGGTCCATGGCGAGCGATACAGCCCTTCTTGAACAGATGGGACCCTCTCCGAATTCTGCTTTTTACACCTTATACAATGAGGCGAAAGCTGAAGCGTCCCAGCACCATGCAAAAACAAAGAGCACGTGGGGCCATAAAGATATATACGGTCCTGGCTTTGTTTCCGTCAAAGATATGTGGGCTAATTTGAATGGAGAGACTTCTACCGTCATGCCAACTCACAAGAATATTGCAGAGGTATCTCAAACTTTGAGAAACATGCAGGTTTGGGGAAAACTTGGGCAGGCGTTTATTTCATCATTAACGGATATTCCAACTTACTTCCATGCAACGGGTTACACCAAATTGCCATGGGGAACGGCCTTTAGAAACCTTCTCACAACCTGGGGGAAAGCGGATAGAGAGTTTGCTATCAGAGCGGGCATTATTGGAGATTCCTTAGCAAACAATTTATGCCGTTGGACATCCGAAAGCCTCGGTTATCGCTGGTCAGGGAAACTTGCCAATGCCACCATGTACATGTCACTGCTCACACAGTGGACAAACGGAATTAGGCGAGCTTATGCGATGAATATGATGGGCGCTATCGGGAAGATGACGCGCAATAGCGACTGGGGAAAATTGGACGCATGGGACAGATTTATTCTTGAAAAGTACGGAGTGACTGAAAAGGACTACAAGCTTTTTCAGCTTGCTAAAACCGACCAATACCGGGGTTGTGAAATGCTCACACGGGGAGCCATTGAAGAAATCTCTGATGCAGATTTGGCAATAATCGGAGCCACGAGAAATGATGCTGAAATCGCGGCAGGTAAACTCATGTCGGTTCTTACTAATGAAGCTCAAATTGCCTCGTTACAGCCTGACTTAGCAACCAGAACTGCAACGAATCGAGGTCATCAGAGAGGATCTCCAACAGGTGAAATTATCAAATCCTTCATGATGTTTAAGTCTTTCCCTCTAGGAATGGTCAGTGCACACATTGACAGACTTAGAGACAAAGGGCGCTTTATCCGAGAGCAGGGAGGAACGAAGCGCCAGGTTATGACGGCTCAAAGCGAATACCTTGCCACGCTCATCATCGGTACTACTCTTATGGGTTACTGCGTGAATCAAACTAAGACGCTTATAGCCGGTAAAGACTTAGAGGATCCTGCCGCTGTAGACACTTGGATTTCTGCATTCACAGTGGGCGGCGGCGCAGGTATTTTGGGTGACCTGTTAGTTAATGCGATGGATGATTCAAAATATGGTCATCCCGCTTTTATGAATTTTATGGGTCCAGTCATTGGGACCATTCTTTCTGCCAGTGATGCATGGGCCGCGGCAAAAACAGGAAAGGATGGAGGAGCAAAAACTTGGCGCATGTTAAAGAGCAATTTGCCTTTCATTAATCTCTGGTACGTTAAGGCAGTTCTCGACCATACAGTCCTCAATCAAATAAGCGAGTACTTGAGCCCTGGCTACCGAAAACGCATGGAGAGGAATACGCGCAAATTAACAGGGCAGGGATTCTGGAGGAACGAAAGAGGAATCCGCAGAGCTCCACGTGTGGCCAAACATCCTGATCCGTGGCCGCATCCCTTTGGGTTATTCAAGTAACTTTTAGGTGTGCGCATCAACAATCTGGCTGACATGAGAATACTTCTAAACAATGAGGTGTTTTCATGCTGCCAGATGTTCCGCGAAGGGTGGGCCCTGTAACAGGCTTGGGTATCTCCCGAGTTGATTTTGACTTCAAGATTTTTGCGTCCTCCAATGTGCTCGTAATTCGCACGAGTAAGGCGGGCGTGGACAAAACGCTCAAGGAAGGCGAGGACTACACCGTAACCTGGGACGAAGACCAAACCGCAAACATAGGCGGCTACATTACTCTTGACGAGTTTCTAACGGACGGGGAATCCGTCACGATTCTCTCTAATGTCGCATACACTCAGGAGCTTGATCTTCACGCGGAAGGGGATTTCAATCCGAACGACATCAACGTCAACTTTGACCGCACCGAAGCGCAGATTCAGCAGTTAAAAGAGAAGCTCTCCCGCGCCGCAGTTGCTCCCGCCTCCTCAGGCATGGAAGGTGAAGAGTACGGCGAAATACTCTTAGAAAACTCTACTAAGTCTGGAGAATACGCCGCACAAGCTCAGGCCGCTGCAGAGAAGGCACAAGCCGCTGCTGACATTGCCACATCTGCTCAGGAAAACCTCGATGCTTCCACGGATATCGCAGAGAACGCCGCAAAGGTAGCAAGCAATTCAGCAACCGCCGCCGCTCAATTCAAACTCGATTCTGAGGCCGCGGCTGCTACAGCAACGGAAGCAGCAGAGATTGCAAAACAGGCGGCATTTTCTTATCGCTATTGTGCGACCGCTACAGCAGGCGGCACGGTCAACACGTCAGCAATCGTGCCAGCCACGCTGATTAAAGTTGGCGACCACGTGATGAACGCTGACGGACAGATCTTTAGGGTCTTGAATGTTGGCTCCAGCACGTGCGAACTCTCTGGAATCATCACAACGATTAGCGGCCCCCAGGGTTTGAAAGGTGATTCAGGCAGTATCGGGCCTCAAGGCAGTAGCGGCGCAACTTTTACGCCAGCGGTTAGCACTGAAGGTGAGATTTCCTGGACGAACAACAAGGGCCTTACAAACCCAGCACCCGTAAATATTCGCGGCCCGAAAGGCGAAAGGGGTGAAAGGGGTTTGCAAGGCAGTCCGGGACCGGTCGGAAGTGCGGGGCCCCAAGGACCAATGGGCAGTAGCCCGTGGGCCACGGCGTTCGGCCAATTCCGCATTGACGGAGCAGATTTAAAACTTGATTACGTCGGCCTGGACACTTCAGCAGATTTCTCAATCAATACGAACGGTGAATTAACAGTTACGGTGACAGAATGACTACTTTAAATTTAGGCCGAGTTCGGCCAGTCTGGAAAGGTGACTGGGTTTCCACGGCCACCTATCTTGCCTTTGATTTTGTCCGCTACACGGACGGGAATGTTTACTTAGCCGTCCAAGACGTGCCAGCCAACTATATTCCGAGCTCCCAGACAAGTTACTGGGTTTTGTTCGGCGCGAAAGGCGGAAAAGGCGATACAGGTAGCGCGGGCAGTGTGGGCGCCACGGGAAGTCAAGGGCCCCGAGGTGTGACGTTTACACCCGCCGTTAGCGCAGATGGTGACTTGTCTTGGACTAATGACGGAAGCCTTAGCAACCCAGGCACAGTTAATATCCGCGGCCCGAGAGGTTTGCAAGGCGTAGCGGGCAGTCAAGGGCCTGCGGGACCGACGGGGCCAGCGGGAACAACGAACTACAACAACCTGACTAATAAACCTGTTTCGGACACGTCGTTAAAACTTGCTGGCGGGTTTGCTGATGCAAAGGCGACTGGTGAGGCTTTAGATAAACGTGTTGGAATAGCCAGTCAATCCTTCTCTGACAATGAGAAAGAAATCGCACGTGCAAATATCGGATGGGCCTCGGGCTTTGCCGCTTCGATTTCTGCATGGGTCACAGCCTCATTTGCCGCAGCAGTGGACGCCTATCTCATCCCTATTCTTAAACAACTCTGTTTAGACAACGGCGCGACACAAGCGGAAATCGACGCGCTCGAAGCTGAAGAAACAAGCGAATCTGATTCATAAGGAGCAGTATGACTACATTATCTGAAATCAAGGCCGATTACCTATCCAAGGCGCTATCTAAGCCAGTGGCCGCTTACGGCGTGAAGATGGGCAACGGCAGAATCACGTCCTTGTCGGACGTTCAAGGGTTCCATGTCGAGCCGTGCTCCGTGGAGCTTATCGCACTGGTTGATAAGAAGTACGTTAAAGGCGATAAAGTCGCAGAGGAAATTCCGATTGAGCCGCTCAACCGCCCTGAGGGCTTCCAATATGGATATGACCTCTACACATTCACAACGCCTAAGCTGAAAGCCGACAACCTCAAAGTTGAAGTTTTAGAGCGCCCTTTGATCGGTAAGGCTAAGGTCAAGTTCAAAGAAGGTCAGCAGTTCGCAGTTAAATCTCAGTTGATTACTGACGAGCTGTATCAGAGCGCTGACGGCAAATACTACATACAGGCTGACCTTCCGGAAAACTCCGACGCATTCTGCAAAGAGCGCTACAGCAACGAGATTAAAGCCGAGCGTAACGCTCGTATCTCGGACACAGACGATTACGTGAAACTCCCTGATATCACCGTGGCTAGGACGGCAAGAGCCAAGCGTTCGGCCCTTGAGGACGCCGACAGAATCTCTCTAGAGACGTACCGACAGGCGCTCAGAAACCTGCCAGAAGTCGAAGGTTTCCCGTTCGTGGCCTGGCCCGTATTTCCGACAGCTCTTGCATACGAGCTACAGCAGAAAGTTGACGCTAGACAAAACATGAGAGGAGGATTCAATGCTTAAACAGTTGATTCAGTTGCTTGTAAATCAGCTCGTTCCTAAACGGGCTGTAAACGGGGGGGGGTAGTATCTATGGTAAGAGACCAACTGAGCTAGGCATATCTGACTGTTTGACGGGTTCGGTGGTTGTCAAAACATCGACGGCAACAGGGTACTTTGAATACGTCACTCCAGCAGATGGGATAGCCTGGTGTTATGGCACTCAGGCCAATTTTGTGGGAATACGGGCAGAAGGAATTTCTGACTGGCCGACCTTAGTGAGGTATCCCGACAATGGGTACAACATCTCAGCCTATCAATACTTTAAGAAGGGACAGAAGATTCAATACCACTATGGGCTAACAGCGGGAACCATCTACTGTTACTTCTGTTCAATTTAACAACGCCGAGCATTTAGGTTCGGCAAGGAGCTTAAATGCTAAAACAACTTATTCAACGATTGCTGGATAGTCGAACTACTCCAGCTCAAGCAGGGCATAACGCTATGCCTGTTAATATTGCTGAGGCAATAGACATTTTTCTGGCAGTGGGTTCTGAAGGCTCCTACACAGCTCCAGCTGATGGATACTTGTCGGCAATGGTCGAGCCCGGCGGAAACATGAACTTTTGGGGACAAATCCTGCCCATCTCTTCTTTCCCCATTCAAAATGTTCAGGGGAAACTTTTCGTTCCAATGGCAAAAGGTATGGAAGTAAGGTATTTCATAAACGGAACTGTATCCTTATCCAAATTCCTTAAGACGATCGGGGGGGGGTATAATCTCTTTATTTGGAGGGCTCTGCCATGCTTAAGAGCCTTATCCAATTGTTTGCTGAGAAGTTTCTGCAAAGCAAAAAGTCTTGGGTTGGAAATCAATCCCTCCCATCATCTACAAAAGTTGCCTTCACTGCTACGAACGGGCTTGAATACACGGCTCCTGCGGACGGCTGGGTTCGAATCGGAAGTCAATCAGTTACGTCGGCAACGCTGTATGCTTCAGTGGCTTCCCTTTCTTCAGGAGATGGTTCAGCTTTATGTTATGTGCCCGTCAGAAAGGGTGAGGTTGTCGTTTGCTACATCAGCCCATACACAGGACAAACAGACGGCTTCTTTATTCCCGCTGTCGGTTCTAGCTAACCTTCAGACAGGAGGCGCATTATGCTGAAAAACATTCTGAGCCTCCTGCTGAGCAAGTTCTACAGCAAACAGGAATCCGAGCTTGTAGGACATCAGGCTATGCCGAGTGCGTCCAACACTGTTATCACTCCTTCTATCAAAACAGAATGCACCACTTGGAGTGATGCACACATTGGTATTGCTCCGGCAGACGGTTATTTGTATGTGACAGGTCGCACTACCAACACTGATGGCTTTCTTCAAATAAGTTCCGATACAACTGAAATAGCAGCTACAACGTTTGGAAATACCGATAAAGACATTCGACTGCTTTTTCCTCTCGCAAAGGGTCAAGCAATGAAGGTTACCGCAAAAAGTCTAAAGAACATTTTCTTGCGTTTTTCTTCCTCTATCGGCGGGGGGGGATATCAGCTTTTAAGAACGCTCTTCTGCAAGGAGGTGGCCTATGCTTAAGTCATTGGTACAGCTCTTTGCGGAGAAGTTCCTTACTAGCAAAAAGGAATGGGTCGGAAGTCAAGGTCTTTTCTCAAACCCAAATCCCGGAACAACGTTCTTTGTTAACCACGCTCAGGCTCAGCTTTATACGCCTCCAAGTGATGGATGGATTACATTCGGCGGAAACCGGCCATCGGTCAATGTCGGCATTACCGGAAAGCTGGGAACGTGTTGCGTTAACTCTCAAGGTTATCTCAGAATTACAACTCCGGTTCGGAAGGGGAATACCGTTAGTCTCTATTGCGAGACGGACGATCAGCAACCGCTTGAGGCAAAATTCGTTCCTAGCGAAGGGGCAACGTAGCACTTCACTTGTAGGAGGTGCATCATGCTGAAGTCGCTCCTCCAGTTATTACTGAATACCCGAACAACAAAAACCGAAGCCGCGCATTTTGCCCAACCTGCCTGGGGAGCCTCTCCAATAGTGATGACAGGAACCGACGTTAATGACGATTGGGGCTCTATCTATCAGGGCGTAATGCCTAACGACGGCGTTCTTGTTGTCTCATTTACCGGAACGAATGAATCCAGCTATGCGGCTGGCCCCGGGGCTCAGTCGCTAGTTCCGTGGGCTAATGGCGGCGGCAAGTTTAGTATGCCCGTTACAAAGGGTAGTTATGTCAGCCTTGGCGGAAACCATGTTAAGGATGTCGAACTACGGCTTTATCCGCTAGCTGCTTCCACCTAACCGCTCCGCCCCTCACTCGAGGGGCTTTTCGTTAGGTGTGCGCATTGAAAGAAAAAGCGCTCATAACATGTCCAAAAAGAGAGATAAACATGGAAACAGATTTCAGCCTCAGCGAGTTTGCCAGCACGGTGAACCTAATAGTGTTCGCGCTTATTCTTATCTGCGCCGCCTCGGGCTCGGCTATGCCGTACGTGAGAGGAGAACGGGGCTGGAATTTCCCGCGCTGGTTTATTGAGTTTGTTACCTCATGCGCCGCGGGTTTCATTGTCTATCTGATCCTCCGTACCTCGAAACTCAGTTGGGAGTGGATCGGGGCCTGCTCTGGAGTGTCTTCATATTTTGGCCTGAGGATCATGAACACTTTGTACGGGATCGTCACGGGCAAATTAAAACTTACCGTTCACAATAACAATGGAGCGAACAATCATGGCAATTAGTATGCGCTCGTTTATAGCCGGACTTATAAAGCTAGTTTTGTTCTTTGCTTTCTATATGGCAGGCTGGCTCACAAACTCTCAGTTGAATCAGTACACAATCGTGTCGCAACAAGATCGGATCAACAGCCTGGAGAACGAAACCGCGCTCCAGCGCCTCCAGATTAACGAGCTAAACAGACGAGCAACTTCAAACACTGAGAATCTGAAGCAGCTTGAACGCATTAGTTCAGATATTGAATCTCTCAAAAAAGAAGTTCAACAACTGCACGGCTTACACAATACGAAGGAGCCTAAATGAGAATCGAGATAATTAAGTGGGTTGATACCTTTGGATGTCCTCCAGGATGGGAATTTGAGGACGAACTTGAATATAAAGTTACCGAGGTTACCTCTGTGGGCTTTATTAGAAAAGAAACAGATACTGTTGTAGTCCTTGTTCCTCACATAAGCGGTGCGGATCGTAAACAAGTTGCGGGGCACATATGCATACCCCGCAAACAGATACTAAGTAGACAAACTATTTTTTCTTCTGAGACTTACGATCCGGAGCCTGCGTTAAAACAGAACCCGCCAAGCTCTTAGCAGTTTTAGTAGAGGTCTTCTGCTGGAGCACTTTGCCAGCGAGAGACGCAAGTTCCTTAGAGGATTTTTCGTTTTTTGCCATAGTCGTTCCTTTAACAATAAAAGTAACCCATTCAGAGTAACTCAAATTTTGGTGCAATACAATGACACAAGATATCCTGCTTTACCCACCTGAACTGGCAACTCAATTCATATCGGAGTTTGAGCAGGGCCCCAAAGGCGGTCCGGCCCTTGAATCCTACAAATGCCCGGCTGGGGTGTGGACAATCGGTTTTGGCCACACGAAAGACGTGCACGCAGGCGAGCACATTACGCGCAATGAAGCATACGACCTTCTAACTAAAGACCTGGTTCAAACGCAGGAGGAGTTAGCAGCCATTGTCAAAGTTCCAGTTACGGAGAATCAGTTTATTGCCTTGATGAGTTGGTTGTTTAACCTTGGTTTGACGCCTGCCGTCAGAAGATCAACATTACTAAGAAAACTAAACGCGGGAGATTATGAAGGTGCTGCTGAAGAATTTCCAAAATGGAGGAAAAGTGCTGGACAGGTTCTCCCAGGGCTGGTAAACCGAAGAGCGGAAGAAAAGAAAATATTTTTAAAAGAATGAATGTGGTTTGCGCCGGACGCAGAACTAGAACTCTTTTTCAGAAAATGATCCGAGTAATTTTGATTATTGCCGCCGTCATGTTTTCGAGTGTCTTGGGTTACCACTTCGGCCAGCAGGAGACGGAGCTGAGGTGGACGCAGGAGCGGGAGCAGCTACTTGCTCACCAGATAGAAACGTTACATAGAAAGGATAAAGAAATTGCGCAGTTGGAAAAGTCTATTGGTGTCCTTAACGATTCTGCTCTCCGGGTGCGCGAGCGAGACGCCCAGATTCAGCGACGCCTACAGAGGGAGCTTGGAGAGTGTGGTCGATTTAGACCAGCACTTGAAAAGTGTTCAGCAACTCTTGCAAGATGTGCAGAGCACGCAGTCTCTGATAGACGAATCATTGAAAGATGTGCCATCCAACTCAGATAGAGGAGATAAAAAATGACGGAACTTGAAAAACTCGGTATCCCAAACAGCGAGAGAACGAAGTGTGAAATCTGGACCCGCGTCATGGGCTACCACCGCCCAGTAGATAGTTTTAATATCGGAAAACAAGGCGAGGTGGCCGAGCGGAAATATTTTGACCAAAAGAAATGCGAAAGTAAAATTCTTAGCTCTTAGAGCTTAATTTTCTTTGACGTTCTTCTTCAATTAAGTGGCGTGCGTTCTTGCTGGATAAAACTTTTCTTCCAGTTTCGGCTTCGATCTTTTTCCTTGCATTTCCCGCAATGTTGCCGCTCGTTTTTGCAATAGATTTATTCTCTTCTATACATTGAGGGTCTTGAGCACGGGTAATTTCGGTAGCGGTTGCTTCTGCTAAAGTTGTTAGAGCGGACTCAACTAACGTCATATTATCTCTAAGATTTTCTTTGGTTAGTCCCTTGAGAGCCTTGTGTTCCCTAACGCTAACCTCAAACGTACCTCGATGAATAATATCGGTCAACATAGCGTATTGTTGGTCTTTAACTCCGTGCTCTTTCCATTCCGCCGCTAAAGCAACCCGCGTTTCTATACCCTTCATTCGAGTGTTAATCCATTCTTCGGGATATCCCTTTCTTCTATAGGATTCTCTTGCTCGATCTATTGCTTTCTGAGGGTCAATCTCTTCATCAAGCCGCTCTTTTGCAACTTTAGCAAGCCAGAGTTTAAGCGGCTCTGCTCTGGGTGAGGGTATGGATTGAATAAGTCTAAATATGTTTTCGGCAGTACCAACATCAGTTGTTCTCATTTTTCCGTCTGCTGCCATCATTTTCAAACCGTGACAGTTCGTCACGGTTTCATTTCCTTCTTCTTTGAGGCGTTGTTTTAACTTTCTCCAATACGCTCCAGGAGAAGGTGACTGAGTAAGAACCTCAATTACATCTACTATTGAGAAGTACCATTCCTCCTCTTTTTTGTTCCACGATGATCTTATTTTCGCATTTCCAAAAAGCTGGAGCTTGTCACTCATATCAAAATCCCTTATGCCTTTTTTTAAGTTTACAAGAGCTTTGTATTTTTAGTCAGGATTCTGTTTTTTTAGTACACAGACAAGTACATTTATTTTGACGAGCGCAAATGTGTTTGCCGCAAATAAATGTTTCAGTAGTTGTTAGAAGAATGTACTATTGGGACTTCTTTCGGCTTTTACGCAACAACCGAAAATTTCCGTTAAAACCCTCAAAAATTTCCGTTTTACATCCATATAACGGAAATTAAACGGAACCGTTAAATCTATCTGGTTGAATAATATTGAAAATATGGTGCCAGTCCCGGGCACCAGACCTAATTCTTAAGACCTCGTAGATTTGCGGGGTTTTTCTTTGTCCCAAAAATCCCTAGAACTATCCGAGCCTTCATTTCATTAGCGGGTTGCGTGGTTAGTTTAAATTCTCACTTTCAATTCTATTTGCGCGACCTAAAGCGCTCGATGCTTCCGTTCTTTCTAAAGAGACGGTTTCAGATTTGACTTTTAGTTCTCGATAATTCATGAGTATTTGGAGAGGTTAATAGCCTTTTTACGCAAATCCTTAACTTAATTTGGGGTTAATTACGGTAAAAACGCGTTCCATTATTGACGAATCGTAGGAATTCCTTAGGGTGAAAATTAATCATCCCTTCGATGATTGCCTCTGATATTTTGCGTTTTTCAGTGATCTAGCCGGAGTCCAGCTCCGGCAGTCTCATTAAATTTCAATATCCGTACCC